CATCCTGCTTTAATCTCCGAACTTTGACGGTTGACCTCTCTATGAACCGATTCAATTTTCTCAAATAATACTGCATCAATCCTATCCTGTTTATCTAATTTTTCATCATGGACAGCAAGCATCTGTCCCATCTTAACGGAATTGTCCTGAAGAGTTTCAATAACTCTTTCCAGACGTTCTAATATAGCATCGCTAGGTCTCATTAAACCATCCACCTCTTACGGGATCCACGACCTAAACCAATAATTTTCTTTTTCTTTTTCTTTACTGGAGGATCATCTCCTGCTTCAACAGTACCAGCAATCTGACCGCCACCAACATTATTGGTTGGTGCTGCCATCATTTCTTCCCAAAATTGTCTAAAAGTTTTCATATCTAAGCAGGATGATCTATCCAAGCACTACCATCATAGACCTTTAGTTTCTGATCACTAGTATTAAAATAAGCATCACCAACTGTTGGTGATCCTGGATCACTAGCACCTACAGGAATACTAAGACGACTATTATGAATCCCTGATCCATCAGTCGTTGAGTTCTGTACGTCCGAATATACGGGCATGAGATTATCTATAAGTTCAATATCTATTTATTATTCTCCACCGCCTCCATTTCCACCCCCGTTACCATTTCCACCGTTGCTTCCACTACCATTACCGTTCCCAGAGCCACCATTATGATCCCCATTCCCATTAGAACCGTGTCCATTCTTACCATTCTTTTTAGATTCATCATCATCCTTTTCATCACGATACCTTCCCCATCCAGCATAAACTCTCCATTTAGAAGATTTTTTAGGAACACATTCCTTTCTCTTTTTATCCCACTTATATCCAATAGGACATCTTTTAGATTCTCTTATTACTTCAATAACTTTATCGATATCCATCAAATTTTTGATTGCAATTGTTCTAGACAAGATTCATCTGGTTCAATTTCAGTGATTCGTGTTTTTGGAAATTCTGGAATCCTATTTAAAAATACTAAAAAACTTTTGATACAAGGCCAAAGATCTTCTTCAAGATTATAAAACAGCAGAGGAACTGCTGCTTCATTAAAAACGTTAAAAAGAATAGTTATATGATTTAATATAAGATGAATCTTTAATTCACCAGTATTCTTATAACGTTTTAATAATCTTTTTATATAACGAATCCTCTTCAAGTCAGATTCAAAGTCATCCTTTGTAACTGCTTGCGGATTGTCATAGAATTTTATAGCAAAGAGCATATAATTGCTCTCATTCAATTCATCAAATCTCATATCACATCGTTGTTAATTAAGCATCAGGGAAAATTGTATCTTCAGAGTCAGCAGTAATAGTACTACCAGCAACTAAAGTTTCTGTCTTAACTCTAAAGTTACCGTGCATATCGTTATATGTAGTTATGCCAACCCAACCAGCGTGTGCAGGAGCATATTTACGAGCATCTCCAGATGCAGCATTAGCAACTGTTTGCTCAGTAGTGTCTACACCATAAATTTCACTGATACCGTATTGAGTAGTATTTACAGTTGAAACTGGTTTTTCACGAATCTCATAATCAACATCACTAAATGCACCAGGAAGATTAAGATTGCTAAGTGTTATCTGTGTAGCAGAATCTATACTCTTAATAATACCCTCACCTGGACCAGCACCATCAGTTGCTAATGTGACTACTTGTCCTACCTTTACACCATTACCTGATGTCCACGCAACGGTGCCACTTTCTTTAGTGAGCACTCCAGCAGTTGTGCAATTTACCTTTCCTGAAGAGTAAACTGTATCTTTGTTACCCCAAAGAGCCATTTGATTTACCTACAATTACTTAATTTCTTGGAATTATTTATACTAAAGATACGCCTTAGATATGTTAGTGGCAAATCCTATGACTGTAGTACCTGCTGCCAACACTGCTGCAGCTCCGATTACCCACTTCTCTACAACCTTTAATCTCTCACGCAATTCGTCTTGTTTCTCTTCCAATCTTTCTATCTTTAACTGCATCACAGTTATTCTTGTCTCCTGTGAAGCATCAAGTCCTAAATCAGCCATACTGTTAAATTATAACTGTATTATATAGCAATCTAAGTCGTCTTTTCTTTATTATAATTCTTCCACGCAGTAGCATAAGCAATTGACTTCTCATCTTTCGTCAATTTACCATCTTTTTTATAAGACTTCTTAATATGTTTTACCATCCTTTCATGCTTTGCTGTTGGTGGTGCATCTTCATTTACTGACTTCTTTGTCTTAAGTGGATTATTTTTTATAAAGTTCTGAGCTAGATGTTCTGTTCCTTTATTCTTAAAATCAAGTAATCCTTTAGCAACAGCAGACTCTGGTTTTGTTTTTCCCCTATAGGTTTCTTTCTTCTTACTCGCAACAACTGCACCATTATAATTGAGTGAAATTTCTTTTTTATTAGGAGTCAAATTCCACCTTACATTCACTCCATCATTCCAATTAGGTTCTTCATTAACATCTTCTTCTTTATTTGATACCCATCTACCCTTTTCCTTATCCCACTTCTTAACTTCACCTTTCTTTAATCTACCCTTTGCATTCTCAATGCGATGACGTAATTCACGATAGGTTATTTTTTTACCACGTTTTTCACTCTCAGCCTCTTTCGTAGCTGCTGCAACTTTTGCTTTACCATACTTTGATATGAGAGTGCGTAATTTAGTAGCACTCTCACTATCCTTTATTCTATCTCTTTCTTTCCTAGAAAAAGTATCTAATCTTTCGTTAACTTGGTACATTAAAGATTTCTGATCCACCAACCGTACTAATAGTTGTGGGTCCCTCTGTAGCAAAATCGTATGCTATCTCATGTAAGGATTGTGGAACATTAACCACTTCTAATCCTTCTTTCGTGTTAATCACGATGTCTTCATTCATTTTCATTTTAATCTCCATTGGTGGATCGAACCAGTCATCATATAGACCGTCAGAATCGGGTGTAATAATGACTTCACTCATTATAGCACATTATGGACCAGTTGTTTGTGAAGCACTGGTTGGTGTTCTACCATCTTTGAATGGATTATATCTATATTTCTTTTCAAACTCCTTTTTAGTTCCAGGAAATTCACCAGGTATTTTTTTCCTCTTTGGTGATCCGTCTTTTTCAAACTGACTATTTGATTCACCTGGTTTATGCTTTTCTGACCCTGTTGCTGAACTCTCTTCTTTTACATCATCTTTTTTCTTATCCTTATCCCAAGATTTTTCAACTTCATCAGGATCTGCTAAAACCATAGCATTTTTAGCACCTTTAGCACGGATCTTATTCTTGATTACATTAATCTTGGCATAATATCCACGCATATCTTTCTTTTCTTCTTCCTTCTTTTCACATTCAGGAGTATTAACTGTTGCTTCTGAATATTCTTCAGTTTTCTTTTTCTTACTCTTACACGCTGCTTTTTCTGAAATTATATCAGAAAACTTTTGATGTGCGAATGAAGCATATATTCCTCCCTTACCTTTAGGAGTATTATCTTTTTCACCATCTGTTGGTGAAACTTTAACTGCTCCAGATTTGTAATTGTCTACATCTTCACCAGTTACTTTACTCTTTCCTTTAGGTTCTGTTGTTACAGTTCCATCTGCAAGAAATGCTTCCTTTATCTTTTGATCTGCTCTTTTACGAATTGCAGATCCTATTGACTTACGACGTTTTAAGAGATACTTATCACTCTTATCATGATCACCATCATTATCAATATCTTTATCTTCTTTTCCAACAGGATCTAAACCACGTTTTACTCTTGCAGTTTGTGCTCCTCTTTTTCTCTCACCCTCATAAGGTTCACCGTGTTCTGTCATTTCAACAGATTTAATATTAGGATTGCCACGAAGTTGTGTAATTTTTTCACGAGTAGCAAAACGAACATATGACTTACCAGTTTTATCAGTAACTCTTACTTTATATTTTTTACTATCTTCTTCATCCAATTGCTGAAGATAAGCAAGTTCCATTTCAGCATCTTCTTGTTCAGCGAATACCTTATATAATGCATTGGCTAAATTAGAAGTTGCCCAATCATCTGCACCAGTAGTAAATTGCTCTTTCACACCACCACCCTCTTTACCAAATAATTTTGCTCTAACAGCAGTCCTTTCTGCCTGACTTAAATTACTATTAGACATATACTGAGAATAAGCAGCTTTTAAATCAATATCTTCTCTTCTAGCACGATACCTTATATCATAGACAGCTTGTCTAATTCTCTTTTCAGAATTTTCCTCTGGAGAACCACCTCCACCACCTTTCTTACCCTTTGCCTTAGCAGCAGGTGCAGCAACAGGAGCGTGTTTCCTTGCTGGAAGACTTTCAACGATATCAGTACTCATTGGAAAACTTTCACTACTTTTTTCTTACCTTATATTTATTTATGAATTGTATTCCCCAGCTACTTCCAGGAACCATTGACTCAACGTATCTACGAAGTGCATCAGTACCAGTTAATCTTTGTGTTGCGGATACTCCAGATGGTGTAAGTGCATTTAAAACAGATTCAGTTACATCCTTAATCCAAGATTTAAACATTATTTGATCTTCAGTAACACAAATTAAATGATTAGCACCTCTACGAATAATACGCCCAATCAAACCTGTATTTACATCCTCTACTTTAGTTCCAATATCAAAAATTTCTTTTTTAATATATGCTTCACGAAGATTTTCAGGATCTTCTTTAGGAGCAACTTCCCAAATATTCCAACATTCTTGAACCTGTTCAGCACCCATTGCTTGTCGAAGATTTAAAAAATAATCTTTAGCATCTTTTCTCTTCATTATAGGAACTAAATCCATTGCTAATAAAGGTTGTCCACTTTCATCAACTAATGCTTCTCCAGTTTCTGGATCTACTTCTACTAATTGTTCTCCATTTTCATCAACTGCTGGTTGTTCTGTATGAAGTTGACTGTAAAAAGTTTTAAAATCTCCTTCTAATGCTGCTAATCTCATTCTAGAAGCAGAATATCCTTCCATTCCTTCAGAGTCATCTTCTCTTGCACCTGAAGATATGGTTTCTAAACCATCAAACTGATATAACTGTCCATTATAATTTTGTGATAATTTATCAAACTGTTTTACTCTATCATCACCAGCAACAATTCTTACATTAGTATATCCATCATTATGTGCTTTCTTCAATACATCAAAAATAGTTCTATTTTGAGGATCATTTACAATCTTTGCACTATGTTCTGGAAACAAAGATCTCATTGTAGCGATTTTTGAATCAGCATCAAATGGATTCTTTTTAGGATCATTAGTGCGAGAAGGAACTATTATATAATCATCACCTTCAGACTCTACTGATTGTGCAGCAACATCCATCAATTTACCATGACCAGCATGTGGTGGATTAAATCTACCAAAACCTACAGTTAATGTTCCTCTTGTTTTGGGAACAGGTGGAGGACCTGCTGCTAAATCGGGACTTTGTAATTGAGATTGAACGGCTGCCTGTTGATCTGCTGCAGCTTGTTCTTCTTGTGCTGCTATTTCTTCTGGGGAAGGTTGTGCCTGTTGTACCTGCTGTGCTTCAGGTGGTACTTGAGTATTTGGATTTGAATAATTCTTTTCTTGTTCAGACTGTGCAGGATCTCTCATTCCTACTTTCTGTCTCTTATTATAAAACTTTAAAGTTCCCTTTACAGTCTTTGCTATAAACTCTCCAGTGGATCTATCATACCACCCACCATGTCCATCACCTTCCAATCCAAGTCTAGATGCTTGTTGGGATGCACTAGTTTCAACTAAAAATGCTGCAAAAGATTTCATCAGTTTTGTATTAATCTCAATTTAATAGATTGTTTATTAACAACAATATATTCTATTATTTGATTCTTCTTCATATTATATTTATCATCTTTCTTACCTGTTAAACATAAATGTACAAAAGTAAGAAAATTCTCAAATAAATTTCCCCTAACTCTCTTCAATTTTTTAAACTCAATGATGAGTTGATCTACCATTTTATTCATAAAGAAAATCCCAATTTATCCGATTTAGATTCATATCCATTTTTAGATCTAAAAAATAAGTTGTTTATAGAAACATTACCAGAAGTTGCTTCAGTAATAAATGAAGGTATATTATTCATAATATTAAACTTAACAAAATAAATTTCATCATTCAAAACATCATTAACTATATTTTTAAATTTTTGTGATACTAAAGTTTGCTTTGAATAACTTACAAGTTCTTTCTCACATAAGTAAGATATTTCTCTTACTGTTATATTTTCTTTGTTTTTTAGTCTAGCATCTGTACTTATAAGATCTTCAAATAATTCTTTTGCTGGAATAAATGCTGAAGAAGTATTAGCAGAATTAGCTGCTATCTGATTTATAATACCTAATCTAGCACAAGCTTTAATTGGACCTTGTACCATCGTATTATTATATATTTCATTCATAATAATAAACTCTCTATCAGAAGAGTATTTATTTACAAGATTTGGATTATTAAGTATACGTGGAACCAAATCATTCATCTTAAGAGTATTGCTAGTTCCCTTAGATTTTCCAGAAATTTTTATTTGTTTTTCCAGAGTAATAATATAATAATCTAATAAAGGTTCAGCACTTGACGTTGGTATAAGAATATCAGAAGAATTATTAACATTAAGACCAAATTTAGTAAGACCTCTTTTAACAGAATAAATTGGACCAATAACCTCACTAAAATCTTTAATTATAGATGACATTGGGAGTTGTGTATTATCATATCCAGTAATACCTTTATTACCATCTACAGCAAAATCAACTAACTCCAACAAATATTCTTGCAACTCACCTTTAATATCCTGCCTAGAAATAATTGCCTCTCTAACTTTAGAAATATAACTTATAATAGAAAATTTTTGACCAGACAATCCAAAAGATTGTGGCTTTAAATTTATATTCCCTAATGATCTAGGTTTAACTAAATTATCAATATTAGTATAGTATATTTCTTCACCAAGTCTTATAGCAACTCTAGTATGTGAAACAGATTCACTATCAACATAAGTTACTGGAGTATCTTTACGTAAAGTACCTACAGGTCTAACAACATCACTTTGATAATAAGATGCTGATGTTTTTATAACCGTTTGTATTTCTCCTAGTCCTCTCCAATTTTTATTCCAATTATTTACACCTTTACTTGCAGCCATTATACTCTTTTTCTTTCTCTGCAAAATCCAACTTAATACCCTTAAGAGATAAAAGAACTATCTTTGTATTGGTTAATTCTTTACTATAAAAGATAACTGGATCTTTTAGTGATGGATCTCCACTCATTATTCTTCCCCTATTGGTTTTCCCATAGTCTTATATTCAAGTTGTTGCTTTAAAAAGAGAACTTGCTCTTTTAAATCATCATTCTCTTTTTCAAGATATTCACAATGTTCTTGGTAAATAATTACACTCATTTGTAGTTCGTGTAGTTTGACTTCTATATCCCAATCCACAACGCACCATCATTAATGCGATTTTCATAAGTAGTTATAGGTTTAATGTTCTCTTTATAAATCACCTTCCTTGCGATTTTCTGAATAATGGACATCAAATTCACCACCTGGATATCTCTTCTCTAACTTCTCTACATTCATTTCAATTATCTCATCAATTGTAGTATCAAGTGACATACACGCTTGAGCAACATACCACATTATATCTCCAAGTTCTCTTTTCATATGATATAGATTCTCAGTATTAACTGGTTTACCTTGAAATACAATCTTCTTTACTATCTCAGTAAACTCACCCGACTCAGCACACATACCAAGAGCAGCAGTTAATAAACGATGAACAGGAAGTCCATCACCACTTTCTACTGATTGTATCTGAAAGCATCTAGAGTTAAATGAAATATAATCCTTTGATTCTTGAGATGTAACTCCATCTACAAACTCAAGGTATTTCTGTGTGTCTACTTGTCTATCCATTTTATTCTTGTAATATTGTTGTGTCCACCCATCATTATAAGGTGAATATGCGTTTATTATAGTATTAGGATCAATATTTGTCAATGTATATCAACCTCCATTCCATATAAACCATCAAAATTACCAACAACTCCACTAGGAAATCCATTAAAAGACATTGTATATCTAGGAGCAGATGATGTATTCGCTGGCACACCATGATGCATACACGACGGAAAGATAAGTAAATCTCCAATACTGCACTCTACAACATCTCTAATACAAATTTTACCCATCTCTGGATTATGTAAAGTTAAAAATGGATTATATCCATTACCTGCCCACATGTCATCAATTTCAAAAACGGTATCTGCATTTTTCCAACAATCAGCAAAATATAAAACCGAACTCATATAAGCATTAGGATGATAATGCATTCTATGCCATTCATCAGTTTCAGCTCTGTTACCCCAAGACTGTACTATTTTTATTTCATCACAATTTAACTTCATCGTATCTTTAACCTGATTCATACACTTATAAACCCAGTCATGAATCTCTTTATATTTTAATTTTTGATTTAATCTAGTATCTACTGTAGTAAGTGATGTTCCAGGTTCTTTAATACCTTCTTCAATTTTTTCACTATCAAATTCTTCTTTCATCAACTCAGTTAAAGTTCTATCAAGTAGATGAAGTTCACATTTGAATTTAAATATTCTTTGTGGTGCTATGTTAACTAATTCCATATTACTCTTTAAATTTAAAATCTTTAAAAGATTTCATTTTATTCTTGGTTTCTTCAATAGGAGTATACTCCTCTTCTTTTCCAGTGTCAAGAATATCTTCTTGTGCTTTTTGCTCAACATCATACAATCTCATCTTAGCACGATCAATACCAACAACAAACCTCTTAAACAAAGTAGGATCATTATAACGATTCTTTAGTTGTTTTACCATTATTTGATTTAACGCTTCCAACTCCTCAGTAGATATGAGAGCGAACATAAGGTCAGCAGTAGCAGGGAGTCCGAAAGACTCTGACGTGTCAGTAAGGTCAACATCGCTAGAAGCGAAACCAGAACGAGTAGTTTGAGTAGCACTAACAATTGGTAAATTACTCTCGACAGCCAACCCCCTAAGTTCTTCCGCAATCGCTTTGATGAACGAGTAGGAATTGACAGAGGCGTTTTGGCGATATCGTGAACTAGCACAAATGTTTAAGTAATCTATGAATATTATATCAGGTTTAAATGATTTTTTCAATGCCAACTCCTGTAGCAATGATTTAAAATGTCCTGAATGGGCAGATGCAGTAGGATACTCTTTTATAATTAACGTTCCTTGAGTCTTTTTAGCAATATTATTAACCTTACTCTCAAACATTGGTTTAGGTAGATCGGTTATATCCTGAATATTAACATTTAAGAGATTAGCATCTATCCTTTCAGCAATCTTTTCCTCTGCCATTTCAAGAGTAATGTATAATACATTCTTACCTTCTAAAAGTACAGAAGAAGCAAGATGACACATAAAAAGAGATTTACCAACACCAGTACCTGCAAGAGCGATATTGAGTGTCTTATTTGGGAGACCTCCTTTTGTAATCTTATTAAAGTATTCAAGGTCGAATTGAATTCGACTTTCTTTCCTGTGATATGAGTGGAATCTTTCTTCATAATCTTGAAGATAATCGTGTCCGATATGATTATCAAAAGAAACTGCTAAAGCATCAGATAATATAGATGGAATAGCATCACGATTCTTTTTCTCATCATTACCATCTGCAATATGTATTGATTCCATCAATGCAAGATAGATAGCACGATCTCTACACCACTTTTCTGTGGTATCCTCTAACCATTTACTATCAGCAGAAATATCCGTTAAAGAATTTATTATATCCCTTGTTTCTTTTATTTCACTCTCATTAAGATCTGTTCTATTTTCAATCTCAATATTTAATGCTTCTAATGTTATAGAAGAATTATACTTAACAATAAAATGTGTTATTTCTTGAAATATAACTTTCTCAGATCTATCTTCAAAATAATCAGGTTGTATAAATGGAATAACTTTGCGAGAATACTCTTCACTAAAAACTAGATTGCGGAGAATAGTTGTTTCAATTCGTTCCATTATGTAAAAGAAAAATAACCTGTAAGTACATACTTATCTAACCCCTTTTTGCAAGGTGATCCTGAATGTTCATGTGTAAAGTATGCTGGAAATAGTATAGCACGACCTGCCTTATTTTCAACATCTTCATATCTTGTAAATAAAGTTGAGCAATCATTATCACTAAGATAAATCAAAAATACTAAAACTCTATAAGGTTCTGATTTCATATGCTCAGAATGAAAACCATTAAAAAAGTTTCCTGGTTCCCACCATTGAAATCTAATGTGTTCCAATTCCCAATGACATGTTCTAGTACATTCAGGATATTTTTCCTCATAAGATTTTAATAAATTTAAAATTACATCTTTGATTGGATGTAAAGCACGAGGAGAAAGAGAATCCCGAAAAGATCCACCATAATCCATTAATTCGCAAGATTTATACCCAGAATTACCACCACCCGTTTTAAAAGTATGATTATCACGAGTCCATTTTATAATTTTATCACATTCATCTTTAGTTAATAAATTATCCTTTTTTAGAATAAAATCATCCATAACTAAAATGTTCTTTCGCAATGTTGTCCAACTGTTCCATTATATCATCTGTGAAGTATTCTGTGGGATTCTTTAGAATCTCTTTAGCATAGATCTTCTTGCCATTCATTTCATAACGACCAGCAACATTCTTCCACATGCCACCAATCTCTCCTAATTCAAGAAGACCGTAATAACGATCTAATCCTCTTTCGTCATAATAGAGGCGAATTTGGACTTCCTTGTTTTCTTTGGAGAGTCTTGATTTAGCCGTCTTAGCTTTGATAATGTTTCCAATAACCTCTTTCTGATCCTTTTCCTTTTTTTTGCTAAGATAGATAATCGTACTTGCGGCATACTTGAGGCCAGAGCCTCCTCCCATTTCTTTAGTTGGGACATAAGA